CTTTTTTTCAGCATGTAATACTTGAAGTTGTCTAAAGGTTTTTCGGACATCTGCAGGTAGTTTACTTATGTCTACATTATTCAAATTCATTTAAAATTTTGCAAAATTTTTTTGAGGTTACTATACCTAATGAAAACGATTTTACCAACTATAACAGTCTAAGTCTTGGCACATGTGCACAGTAGTAGGATCCCTTTTTGCGTTTTGGGGGGGTCGGTGTCGTTTATTTTTTAATTTTTGGCTTTTGTTTAGGATCCCTTGACCATGAAACACGGCTCAAGAACCATGATTTATTACTAGTGATAATAAAAGTTATCATTAATGATTACCGATAACGTTAATTATCGGAACAATTACAACGAACAAAGAACCTTTTTAATATCTTCATAACCTTGAGCCAATGGCCTTGATTTAAAACCCACGTTTAAAAGCTCACGGATCTTTAACCCCTCAAAAAGTTTTGGGGATCTCGGATCTTGCCCCTTAACACAGATGAAGGTGTTCTTTGGGTGTCTATAATGAAATGCAATTTGATGAGGAGAAAAGACAACCTTGTTACCTCTCGCAACTTTCAACTCTACTGTGAAAAAGGCACAATTATTATTATAGCCCAATAGATCTGGAGTACCAAATAAACTATTGTTTTCAATTCTAATCCAACTAATTTGATTAATATTCTTTTTAATTTCGTTATAAAATTTGCTTTCATTCTTCATTAATTTTTAGAGTAACATCTATATCCAAAGCTCTACAATTTCAAGTTGAAAACACAATATCTTGTGTCTAAAATTTTGGACCTACTATATCCAGGTTTTTTCAAAAATAGTTGAATATTTTCTTGTATTCTGTTTTTTATCCTATAATCTCCCCAATGTATGATTATAAAAATTTTAAGATCCATAGATGTGGGGGTTTCTAAAAATGTTTTCATCTACTTAAATTTTATAATTAGAGAGTCAAAAGAAACGGAAAGGAACGAAACCCCACTTAAACAAATAAACTAAAAAAGAAAGAAAGAGAGTAAAACAAAATGATAGATAAAGACAGAATGAAGATAATAAATAATATTGATGTTAATTATCGAGATATCGAAGATTTTGACAATCAATTTGAAATAATGAAATTTGTTTTAAATTGTTTGAGTGATAAACAACTCGAAACAACAAAACAATTAATCAAAGTTATTAAGAGAGGAAAAAAACAAAATGACTAAGTTACATCACACAGAATATAAAAAGAATTATAAAAATTATATTCTGTCAACGATTGAAGAAGATGGAGAAGGCAAACCATTAACAACTGACAAAGAAAAAATTAATTATATCTTTGATCGTTTCTATTCTGAATATGGTTGGAATATTGACAGAGTTGGAAAGTTAAAAGCCATTTCTGAGTGGTTAAGTGGTTTGGCTTTAGATCTAGAATATTATTATTCAGATATTATTAAACTTGCCATTAAAATGGGATCTATTGACGAAAACCCAAGCAAAAAGTTACAAATTAAAGTTATTAATAACTATTGGGATTTTATGGCTAAAATAATCTTAGGATTTGAGCCAAAAGAAAGGCAACAATAATGAAGAAAAAAAGATATAAAATTGTAAAGGGTCTATTTTATTTTGAAATTATAGATACTAAAAACAATTTTATTGTTGGATCTCAAGAAACTAGATCAGACGCAGAAAGAATAATTAAAAAACTTGAGAAAGGAAAAAACTAAAATGCATTTAATTGATAAAATATTAAATGACCCTAAAGAGATGAAAAGAATTGAAATAAGTTCTTTAAATCAAAAATTAGGGTATTGGAGAAGACAAGAAGAAAAAGCAAAAAAGTATATAAAAAAATATGAAGAAAAAATAAAACAAATTGAGAAAGGAGAATAAATAAAATGGGATACACTAACTATTGGACACAGAAAAAACCTTTTAATAATAGTCAATGGAATATTATTAAAAAGGAATACGACTACATCAAAGAAAATTTTTCAGATGAAGATGGAATAATAGAAGACCAAACAAAAAAATCAGATGAAATTATTTTCAATGGTAAATCAAAAAATAATCTAGATCATGAAACTTTTGTTTTAACAAAAGATTTTAGAGAACCTTTTTATAATGGGGATGATGTAAAATTTAATTTTTGTAAAACTGCAAGAAAGCCTTACGATCTCGCAGTTTGGCATTTATTAACATTTGTTAAAATGATTGCCCCCAACTCAATCGATATAAAACGAGATGGTTGGTATAATGGAAGAAAGGAGAACGATTAAAATGACATTTGAAGAACATTTTAAAAGTTTAATTGCGGATCTTAATAATAGATTTCCTCAATTAGTGAAAAAATATAATTTATGTGTGACTCATAGTGGGGGTGGTTGTTTCCATGTTGACTATGTTTTGAATAATAAATTATCAGTATCAATTAATCCATTTAACGAAGATGTTGAATATGATGTTCCAAAGGATAAAAATACAAAATGTATTTTTGGCATTTATAATGAAGAAGGGGAACAGAATGAAACTTTTATTTCACCATTTGAAAATGGATTAAAACAATTAGAAAAAATGAAAGGAGAACGATTAAAATGAAAAATAGTGTAGTTACATGGCATGGGTATGAAAATTACAATATGAATTGTAATATTGAAGACCTTAAAAAAAGGGGGTTTGAATGTTCATCTTATAATAATGATCTTGCCCCTTCATACACAAATAAAAAAGGCAATATTCAAGTTTTTTTCATTGATCTAAATAGTGATGAAATGAAAGCTGAAAGCATGACTTATAAATTTTCAGTAATGAAACTTGATAAACACGGTGAATATAGTGAAACTATTGGAACAACTAATTCATTCGAGGAAATGCTTAAAATGGTTAAGAAAGGAGAAAAATAAAATGAAAAAAGAAAAAATAGGGGTTGGCTTTCATATGGTTGCTAATATTATTCATGAAAGTTACGACAGAGGAGAAGAGCCAAAAGAAATGGATCTGGAGGAACTTTATAAATTAAGTAAAGAATTTATAAAGGATTATGAAGAAAAAATAAAACAAATTGAGAAAGGAGAAAAATAAAATGTTTGTAGATAATTTAAGACTAGATGTAATCGCAACTTATGTGGATCATGAACAAGATCATTTTAATTGTGGTGTGTGGGAGAGTGCGATTAAATCAGAAAAAAAACTTATTGATTACAT